GCGCGGTCACGACTGCGGCCAGATCAGCTTTGGCTGCGTTCAGCGCGGTTTTGACGGTTCCGAAATCGGTCACTGCCTTAACAACTTCGGCGCGGACAGCGGTAACGTCAGCAATCAGCTTGACCAGTTCTGTCTCGACCGCTTTGATTGCGGTGTTGTTTGCCTCAATGGCGGCCTTGACAACGCTGTCTGCGGATTCCCACGTTTCGCCATCAATGCCGGTGGTTGTCGGGTCAACGACCGTCGGATCGCCGGCGGTCACAGCAGCGGGATTCGCAGCGGTAAAAGCGGCAATATCCACCTGCGTCGCTTCTGGACTGGGCTGCGGATCAATCGCCGTGAAAGCGCCGATGTTCGGAGCGTTCAAGAAGAAATAGACGTAGGGATCGGTTTCCGCTGCGGCAATGGCAGCGCGTCCCAAGTATTTGTTGGGAACGGCACCGGCCTGCGCTTTGTCCGTGTTCCAATAAACCAACGCACCGGCGGTGATCGCGTTCTCGTCTTTCGCGCATTTGAAAATCCCGGTGACAGCCAGTGAACCCATTGCGTTTTGAGCAATCGGGAACTCTGCAACTCCGGCGTAGTTGTTGGCCAGGAAAACAATGTCCCCGGCATCAACGGCGGCTTCGGTGGGCGTGTAATCAATCGCCGCACCCTTTTGTACGAAAACAGCTTCTGACATGGTAAAATCTCCTTATTTTTCAGGGTTAAGCAACATCAGCTTTGAGGCCACCAGCGGAATCAGCCTGGGCAACACCGAAGTCAAAGTACGACCGGAATTGAATGCCCAGGGTGTTGAATTCGGCTTCGCTGGATTCAACAATCGGGGTTTGCCGGCCATCCAGGAAAACAACCTGCATGGTGGCCGCGTTCATCGGGTCATCCAGCAAGTAGTAATCCGTCGCGCTGTTGCCGGTCATGCTGGCATCTTCCAGGTAAACCGAAGTCAGCGGTTTGTATTTTCCCGCGTTGGGATTGCCGGCAGGCGTGAGCGCCTTGTTGCTTCCAACACCGGTGGCAATCACCTGGCGGTCGTTGTACAGCTGTTCGGCCAGCGTCAGCAGGGTGGGCGGCACAAGCAGAATTTTCGGCATTGCACCGATATATTCACCGGAGCTGTCTTTCCGGGCAAGGAATTTCTGAACGGCTGTGGCAAGTGCCTCAACACCAAGCGCGGTCGCGCTCGACCAGACCTTGTCGCCGGTGAAGAAAGAAGCATTGTCCAGAAAGGCCGCCCAAAACTTCTTGTTGATGGTGATACCGGCCTTGCGTCCAAACTGAAAACCGCGGGTGGTAATCGCGCCCTGGTCATCGTTGATGATGTCGGTACGGGTGATGGCATACATCATGCCATAGGTTTTCGCTGAATTGCTCCATGTGTCTTCCGACAGGCTGCCGTGTTTCAGTTCGCCGCCTTTCGGAACTTCGAGAAATTCGCCGTTGGCTTGCAGCCGGTAGCTGTTCATCGCCTTGAAATCGTTGACATTGGCGATTTCAGCGATTTGCCGCCAGGTCTGCTCAGCGTATTCAAAACCGCGCTTGACATTTTTGTTGATGACATTGCCCAGAATGCCGGACAGGTTTACGTTGCTGAAACCAGCCATCAGACCGGAAGCATAACCAGTAACACTGTGCCAGTTGGAAGCGCTGATATATTCATCAGTGCAGCCGTTGGCACGCGCGGCTTTCAGAACGGCGTGTTTCAGGCTCATGCCATCGCGGTATTCCTTGTGCGCGGCTTCGATGACCTGCGGGGAAAGACCCATCTGTTCAGGAGCGATACCGGCAGAAGCCTGCAAGCTGGCGGAGATGATCGCACCAACCGGCATTTCATTTGCTTCTTTTTTCACGATGATTCCGGGTGCTTCGCGTTTTGCGCGGACAGCTTCGGCGGCGGCCTGTTCAGCCAGTTTCGTTTCAAGCGCCTTGATGCGGTTTTCGATGTCGTTGTTTTCAGGCTTTACTGCGGCCTGAATCTGCGGGGCTGCGGGTGCCTGCACCTGGGTGGATTCAGCGGCCTGAACGGAGGCAGCTTCCGGCTCCACGTTGGGATTGTCTTTTTTGCTCATCTCTGATACTCCTTTGTTGTTGTTTGCTGCCAATGCGGCTGCTATGGTTAGGTTCGTGTCCGCGTCTGCACCCAAAACCACGACTGAAATTTCTCGCAGAGTGCAGGCACGTATTACGGCAATAGGCCCGGTAAATTCCTGCCCGTTTACCTCGATCTTTTCATTCTCTTTCACGACTTCATAGCCGCCGTGAATGTCGGCGCCGATGGATGCTTGCCAGTCCCATTTTTTAGCACCGTTCAGGATGTTTTTGCCGATAACAGAATCAGCGTCAATTTCACCAGTGAATGTTAGTTGCTTCCCTGTATTGACTACTTCCGTCATGCCTAATCGGTAGCCTGGGGAATACTCGTGGGAATAAATAAGCGGCACTTGCGCGGCTATTTTTAAACCCGCAAGGTCGATGACAATCGGATATGGCGAAAACCACTGTTTGATCGTTCCACCTGAATAGGCAATGCCTTTCACGCGGTTGCTTTTCGTTTCGGTGGTTTCGGCCGCAAGCTGAATCATGTTATTCATCGTCATCATCCTTGTCTTGATTGCTGTTGTTTGCCTGCCCTTGCGCCACTGCCGGCGGCAATCCCAATTCCTTTCTCATGTCGCGTTCGGCAGCCTCCTCAAGCATTCGCTGGCGAAGAACTACGTGCCAGTCACGTCCCTCGGAAGCGCAAGCCTCCGCCAGGGTCAGTGTCTTGTTTGCCAGTCGAATTTGTTCGGCATTGGCTTCGCGCGTCGGGTCAACGTGTGCGCGGCCGTCCCAATGCCAGCTGTGCAAGGGGACTTCTCCGTATGGATCGTATTCAGCCATCCATTCGGAAAAAACTCGGTCAAGGCAAAGAATTGAAATGCGTTCGCGTTCGACTTTCAGGAATTTGTCGTAACTCTGAAAATCCAAGCGCCCGGATGCGTAGTTATACCCGGATGAATCACCAAGAGCGACATTTCTCGGCAGGCTCAAACATCGTGCAGATTCGACTTTTACCTGCAATGCAAAATCAAGCTGCGTGTCAGTCGGGTTCTGCAAGCTGTATTGGTTCAGCTTCCAGCCACGCGGCATTGCTGCAAAGGTGTCGCGCGGCAATGGAAACTCTTTCCACGGGGTCAGTTCGTCGCCCTCTCCCGGCTCTATGTCGTTTGTTTCCAGTACACCGGATATATTGGCGCTGGATTCCATTTTCTTGACCATTGCCAGAGTATATCTGCGGAGCAGGGCAATCATCGGCAAGGCTGCGCTTATCTCCGGTACTCCACGATGCTGTTCCGGCCTTTCCTGTCGGAAGAAGTGGATAACCTGTTCTGCCGGGAAGTAATGCGGCGTTCCGTTGTCAAAACCGACTGCCGGATGCTGGCGCAGGATGTTGTATTTTACCGGCCTGCCAAGTTCATCAAAGAAAACCCCGTCTGCCTGGTTGTCGTCGTCGGTGTCAATCTGGCTCCACGGAGCAGCAACGCGCTCCGGGTCGATCAGCATCAGGTCAAGTTTTACTTTGCCGGGAAGATTATCATTCGTAACCAGCAAGATGAAAGATTCGCCGTCCCGCGACTGCGTCATTCTTGAGACACGCAGCTTATCGGCAAGCTGAATTTGCCTGCACCAGTCGTTAAAGGCGCGTTCGATTTCGGTGTTTCTGTTTTCATCGCCGCCAATGATCTGCAATCGCGGCCCGGTCCCGATCAAATCGGACGCCTGCGTCTGAATCATGCCCTGCAGCCACGGATTATTCATGGTTTCATATCTCGCGCGATTGCGGAGTTTTGCCCGGACAGCCGGCGTCATTTCCTGATCGGCATTGTAGGCGGTTGCCATTGACCAGTGCGCCGCATTTTCGCTATTGGTCTGCGCGGCATCGTATCTGGCGCGGATTTTGCGTGGGAAAAGTTTGCGCAACAGGTTTTTCATACGGCAGAGTTTCCCGTTGGTTTGCAAATAGAAAGGCCAACGGAGCCGCTTTTAGCCCGCTTTAGAGATGCAAGAGCCTCAAGCCCGCGAATAACATCAGGAATGCTGCGGTTCTTGATCTTCTCCCCGTCGATTTCGTAGGTTTCGGGGTTGGCAAGCTGCTCTTGCAAGATTTCTTCTGTCGTTTTTTCTGCCATTCCAAAAGCCTCCGGTAAAAACGCTATGTCTCTTTACCGGGTATATACGGAATGAAATGGCGATGTCAAACAAATATATGCAATATAATGAATATTTTTTTTATTATCTATATTTTTTCTCCTGGAAGCAAAACCTTACGCCTGCCGTTTGGCGTCCCGGCACTGGTTTTTATGGCGTGGCTTCCATAGCCGATGTTTTCCAGCTTTAAGCCGCGTTCGGATGCAGCAACAAAACAACCGACAACGCAATCGAGCAAATGATTGTCGCGGCCAGGGTACAGCTTCCAAACGTCAACGCGGCGGCTTCTTCCGGTTGTCGGCGTGGAAAATTCAGCGGAGAGGTGCTCTGCCAACATTCGATGCTGTTCAATGTCTTTCGGGTTTCCGAAAATAGAAAAGTCGCCCGGATCACCGATTTTTGTCAGCAGCCGGTTTTTGAAAAGCGTTTTTGTAAAATTAGTATCATATTCGATCACACGCGTTGACCGTCTGCGCCGTACGTTCGGTATCATCCAGAAGTCACCAATGGAATCGCCAGCATTGCGCCGGTATTCGCTATACGGCTTGTTATCAGGGCCGATACCGACGCCCCTGGACGGAAGTACCACCGATGCAAATTTGGACTGTCTTGCAAAGTTATGGACAGTGGCGGTTGACTTGCCCCACGCCGAATCAATCAGGCATCTTTCAACGTGCATATCTGCGCCATCCTCACGTCGATAGCTTTTTGACAGGATCAGTTCAGTCAGATCGTTCAATGCCGCAATCAGGGACGCGTCAAATCCTGCATTTGGATAAAGATCAGGGTATTTGTTGATCGCGTCTTTCAACGTGAAATATCGCCGTTTCTGATCCGGGAAGGCGTTATAGTCAATCAGGTAGGATGTCCAGTTATCGGAAAACGCGCAAACGGCATAATACAGAAGATTCTGTTGCACATCAATAAAGGCTGTCAGCCTGGTACAATTCAAAGGAACTTCAAAGCGTTTGCGGGAGTTAATCTTTGCAAAAACATCCTCAACAGTAATGTTTTCCATGTCGCCGGCTTCTTCGGTGATTGGCTCATTTTGATATTCCGCATAAAACGTTTCGCGGTTTTTTATCATCAACTCCATTGCGAATTGAACCGCAGATATTCCAAAGTCATATCGTTCCGGCCACGCCATTACAGCCCCCTCGTCCATAGCGGCACGATGACTTTTGTAAAAGTCCGTCGCCGGTTTGTTTTTCAGGCCTTGACGGTATCCCTCTGCGCGAATTTCAGCAAACTTCTGCCACAGTTCCTTATTAGTCGGGAACTGGTAAACCAATTTAAACCGCACCCCATTCCAGTCCGGCGATTCTTCTGGATCAAGAATGCGGTCAGCCATGTCACCAGGGCGAATGACAGTGCAAGGCATAATCGCGGCGATTTTCTTGCCTGGCCCTGCCAGTCCCAAAATTGCGCCACGCAAAATACGCAGGCGCTTTGCATTCTGTTCAACCGATGCAGCGCTTTCATCGTTTTGCGGATCGTCAATCAGTACCAGGTCGGGCCGGATGTCTCTTCCGTCTGCTGTTGATGCTTTCATACCGCGGATTCTGCCGGTGATACCAACCGATGCGATTACCGTGCCTGATGATAAACTGCCTTTAATGGTCGGCAGGATAATCTTGCCCTCACCCCACGACATTCTTGTTGGCGTTCCGTTGCATAACTGCCCCTTGCATCGCTGAACAATGCGGTCAAGTTTAGCCACTGGAAAGCAAACCTCCGGGAAGTCCTCTGCTAATTTCACGTTCGTTTCAATCTCATTTTTTACGGTGTCAAGAATTTCAGATGCAGCGGCTTCCCCATCGCCAATAGCAACAATGAAGCGGCGGTATCCATACAGCGCAGCCCACAGGATCGCCCGTTCGCAGATGGACGTTTTGCCGGAGCCTCGTGGCATGGCAAGCGCAAACTGGCCGCCCTCGGTAATGCAGGTTTCAGCACGTTCCAAAACAACAAGGTGATCCGGAGACCAGGGTAAATAAAACTTGGTCTTGCTCTTGAAATACGTTTCGATAAACAGACGCAATGATGATCTGCACTTGTTCCGGCGACGGACATTCTTGACCTTTGGAATATCGCCAATATCGCGCCCCGCCAGCGACAAGGCCGCCTGCCGTTTGCGGGAGGCCTTTTTTATTTTCTCGTATCCGCGTCGTTTGGTGATCATTCTTCTTCTTCCTCGAACTTTCGTTCCTCAACAAGCTCAAGCATTATTTTTTGTGCGTTTGTCGCGCCCTGAATAGCCTGTGTTTTTATTGATTTTCGCAGTTCGGCCTCGCTTTTGAGTTGTCCTTTCAAAACCGCTTTTCGGATTAGCAGCGCTTCTTCGCTGATCTTTTTTTTGCTTTTCGGATCTGCGGTCAA